GCTGTGTGTCGCAACGACCCTTCAGCGCATGGCCGACGCCTTCCCCAGCATCGAAATCGAGCGAATCGAGCATGGCGAAACGAAGCGCAAAGCGCGCGGCAACGTCAAAGCCAAATAAGCCTCAGATCAGGCTAAAGAAGGTTCGCAATCCAAACCCTCCACCGCCGCCGAAAGAATATCAGTTCAAGCCGGGTGAGTCGGGCAATCCCGGCGGCAGGCCAAAGCTACTCAGCGATGCCTACCGCGCACAACTCGCCAAGCCAATGCCAGGCGATGCGGAAGGCCGAACCTATGCAGAGGTCATCGCGTGGGGGATGGCGCTGGCGGCATCGAAAGACAATGTGCCCGCCGCGCGCGAGATGCGCCAAGCGACGGAGGGTGAGCGCATCCGCACCTGGCGCGATGATGTAATCGATCTGTTGAGGAAGGGCGAGATAACACCCGATGACGTTATCGCAGAGTTTGGTGCCGACGAAGCTCAGCCGCTTATTGTCGCCGCAGGCATACGCCGAGATGAAAGCGGATCGGCTGAAGGCAAGAGCGGCGAAGCGGGCGACAAGTAGCGCATCATTGCCCAAAGCGCCCGACCTGGCCGCCTGGATTGAGTCCGAGGTCACCATCGAAGACCCCCAGGCGACGATGGGCATCGGCGCGATTATTCCCTTCGCTCTGTGGCCTGCGCAGCGCGAGGCGCTGGCGTCCATCGCGGGCGAAAGACAGGTGATCATTCTCAAGGCTCGGCAGCTTGGCCTATCCTGGCTGGTCGTGTCCTACGCGCTATGGCTATGCCTGTTCCACCCTGGACGATCGGTATTGGTGTTCAGCCGCGATCTCGACTCGGCGACCGAGATGGTGCGCCGGTCCGTCGGCATCTACAAGCGTCTGCGCCGCAAGCTGGCGCGGGTGACCATCGACAACACGAAGATGATCGCCTGGGACAATGGCAGCCGGATCAAGTCATTCGCCGCGACCGAGGATGCCGGATCGTCGTTCACCGCGTCGCTGACCATCCTGGACGAGTTCGCCAAGATGCACTACGCCGAATCGCTGTACACATCGGTCAAACCGACGATCGACGACGGTGGGCGCATCGTGATCATCTCGACGGCGAAGGGCGAGGGCAACCCGTTTCATCGGATGTGGCAGGGCGCCGTCGCCAGGACGAACAATCTCAAGCCGCTGTTCATCCCGTGGAACGCGCGCCCAGATCGGGATGCGGCATGGTACGCGCGGGTTGAGGCTGACGCGATCAGTCCAGCACATCACCGGCAGGAATTCCCCGACAATCCTATTGAGGCTTTTACGACGGTCGGTGAAGAGCTATTCCTGCCATCGCCGTTATGGGGGGATGCTTGCCGTGAAGACCTACCTGTGTTGGGCCGCGAGTCGATCATGCTGGCGGCTGATGCCGCGACGGTCTCCGACTCGTTCGGCCTGGTGGGCGTGTCGGGACATCCAGCGCGCGCTGGTGATTACGCGGTGCGTTACGCGCGCGAATGGAAGCCGATCGGCGGGATGATCGACTTCTACGCGCCCGACGGACCCTATGCCGAGGTATGCCGCCTGTGCCGCGAGTACAGCGTAGCGCAGTTGGTGTACGACCCGACCGAGATGCGGCAATTCGCGCTACGCCTGTCCAATGAAGGCGTAGTCTACTGCCATGAGTTCAGCCAGCAAGGGCAGCGTCTGGAGGCGGACAAGAACCTGTACGATATGATCCTGGCGCGCCGGCTGGCTCACGACGGGAATGAGGCGCTTCGGGCGCACATCTTGAACGCGAACCGCAAGCCGGAGAAGGATGAGAAGTCGGACTTGCAGCGGCTGCGCATTGTCAAGCGCAGCGCAGAGAAGAAAATCGACTTGGCCGTGGCGCTGTCGATGGCGTTACATGCGGCCCAAACCGTCGGCCTTGGTTGAAATAAAACGGAGGCATAGCCATGATGCGCAAGCAATTCACCACAATCCCGGACGATCCGCTCCTCCTGGCCTGCCAACTTATGAAGCGGGCGATCGAGTATTCCATCTGGATGATGTCCAACGTCGAACCCCCTGCGCCTTTCTTTTCGCACGCCCAACGGGTGCTACTGAGCGCGGTCGAGCAGGCTGAGCGGGCTACGGGAACGACATTCAATACAGCTTCGTTGCGTTTGAATGAGATGCTCGGGCTCTCCGGATGGGCTGGAGTTGGAGGAGGCAATGTCTGACGCGCGGATCGAGGTG